AGCGGCCATGTGACCGTGACGGCAACCTGCCAGATTGATGGCGCTATCGTTGCACCTGCAGGCGCCATCACGGTGATTGGCTCGCCTACGCAGGGCTGGCAGACCGTCACGAACCCGGCGGCCGCCACACCAGGGCGGTCGGTCGAATCAGATGCAGAGTTGCGCCAACGGCAAACGCAGTCCGTTTCCCTGCCTTCCAGCACCGTCCTGGATGGCATCATGGGAGCGGTGGCCACACTGCCAGGCGTGGAGCGTTACAGGCCATATGAGAACGACACCAACGTAACAGATGCAAACGGGTTACCCGCTCACTCGATTTCGATTGTTGTGGACGGTGGGGATGCTGCGGCCATCGCGCAGACCATCGCCACTAAGAAAACACCAGGCGGCGGCACGTTCGGAACGACGACGATCCCGATCGCAGATAATTACGGCATCGTTCACCCGATCAGTTTTTTCCGCCCAACCACAGTCGATATTTTTGCTGAAGTGCAGATCAAAGCGATGCAGGGTTACACCTCGGCAATCGGCGAGGAAATCCGGGTAGCCATCGCTGATTATATCAATGCGATCCGCATCGGTGACCCGGTTTTCATCACGCGGCTTTTCTTGCCTGCCAATTTAAACGGCTCTGCCGACAGTGCGAACTATGACGTGATCGACCTACAGATCGGCCGTTCTGCTGGTTCACTGGCACCGGCAAACATCATTGTCGGGTTTAACGAGGCGGCGGCCTGCAGTGCGGGCAACGTGGTCCTAGTGGTGACATCATGACCGAGACGAAATATCAGCGGCTGATCCCTTCGTACAACAAGCACAAGCCCAAATTTTACGACCACATTTCGTTAATCACCCAGCCTTTTGTAAACATCCAGAACGCAATGAACCAGCTGATAACCGACTTTGATCTGGACGCCGCCATCGGCGTGCAGCTCGACGCCGTTGGGTTGTGGGTTGGCATCGGCCGCACGATTGCGACGCCTATCACCGGCGTTTACTTCTCCCTGGATGATGACGAACTGGGTTTTGATGCGGGGCTCTGGCGTGGCCGGTACGAAGCTGGCGGCTTTACTGTGCTGGACGATGAAAAGTAACGCACCATTATCCGCGCCAAAATCGCCGCGAACCATTGGGACGGCACAACGGAAACGCTCAGCGACATCTATCAAAAAATATTCCCGGACGGGAAAACCAAGATTTTCGCGGTTGATAACTTCGATATGACGATGTCCGTCTATATCACCGGGAACAGCATTACGCCGGTGATGAAAGCTGTCATCGAAATGGGCTATCTGGATATCAAACCGTCAACAGTCCGCATAAAAAATTACACCATCACAACTGCCTCCGGCCCGATCTTCGGCTTCGATATTCAAAACGAATTTATATCGGGGCTTGATACGGGCGCATGGGGCATACCATTAGGGGCATCAAATGGCTAAGAATGAGTTTCTGCCGTTCGGCACAGCGGCGAACGCCAACGTTTTAAGCAATGCGGATTACACGGCACTGCCTGCGCGTACCTCCGGGTTTTCATCGGGCGTAGCGAAATCAGAGGAGTTGAACAGCGCCTGGCGGCAGGCGTCAGTGATCGCCAGTGCGCTAGCTCAATTCATCGCAGACAAGACCGGCCAGGATGTGCTTGATAACGGCGATTTGGTAACCCTCCAGGCAAACCTGAATAGCGCGATGCTGATTGCTGGTACCGGACGCCTGCTTAATACGCAGTCATTTCGGGCATCTGGTACCTACACGCCAACTGCGGGTACCAAAAAAATCCGCATCACAATGACAGGCGGCGGTGGTGGTGGTGGCGGGTGCCAAGCGGCAAGTTCCGCCGAAACTTTTTCCGGGGCTGGTGGTGGTGCCGGGGGCACTATCATAACGACGTTCCTGCTGACCGGAGCCGTTAGCTACCCCGTCATCATTGGTGCTGGTGGTGCTGGCGGAAATGGACCTGCAAATGGTTCAGACGGTGGCGCGACAACGTTCGGCGCTTTTGTGGCGACCGGGGGCGGGGGCGCCGGTAAGTCCAGTGCCTCTAACACTGCAGGCGGTAGCGGTGGCACTCCGCTGACGGGGAATATCCGGATCGCGGGCGGGTACGGCAATGATGGCCAATCGGGTGTGTTATTCCTCACCGGTAGCGGGGGCGCGTCCTACTTTGGTGGTGGAGGGCGATCTGGGGCTGGTGCAGGAACAGGGGGCGGCGGGGTGAGCGGTAGCGCGCCAGGGACCGGCGGTGGTGGTGCTTACGACCCCGCATACAGCGGGTTATCGGGTCGCGGCGGTAATGGCGCTGCGGGGATTGTGATTATTGAGGAGTTTTCCTGATGCAGACAGATAACTATGCGATGTTGAAAATCGACTCCAATTACGTCGAAAATACAATTGTTGCAGACGATAAATTCTCATTGAGTGGCTTTAAGTTAATAAAAATTGTGGCTGATGTCTTTTGCCAACCCAGCATGTATTTTAATGATGCTGATGGGCTTTTTTACGATGATGCAGAATTTACCCGCATAAGCGATACCCCCGTAATTTAAGTATTTCCCCCCTATTTAAAAAATCTTGTATCTGGCTATCAAAGTCGGAGAGGTATCATCATGTCCTCAGAAGGATTACCCGTAAACAACGTGGTTGGCACCAGCGTGGATCTGGGTGCGAGAAGTGTTCAGAATGCAGCTAACTCGGCATCCAGCAGCCAGAACGCTGATAGTGCGGCGGCATCTGCAGATGCTGCTTGGAAATTCAGCCGCGTTGCGCAAGGAGCTGCCGGAGAGTCTGCGACTGCAGTTAGTGAAGCGGCCGCCGCCGCTGCAGTAGCTGCCGAGGCAGCCCAGAACGCGACGATAGCGGCAAATATTTACCCATCGGTTGCCGCAGCCCAGGCCGCCATCACAGCAGGTACTATCCCGCTAAATTCGATGTTCAACGTTGCCGTTCCCGTGGGAGCTGTCCCCCCAAGATTTGCAGACCAGTATCAAAACGTTGTGGGCGTGGCCACGCCAACTGGCGTAATGTACCCAAGCGCGGAATCATTGAATGAAGTAGCAAAACAGGTGGATATTGTTCAATATAATAATGCTAGTTCTGTTTTGGGCTTCCCTGGCGTGGCTGAAATGGCAACGGATTCAGTAGGTAATATAACAGTTCAGCGCCTGGCGGATGGTACGACGCAATTTCCTGCAGTAATGGTCGGCAAAAAAATCGAGCAAGTGCAAAGTGCTAACGGATCAGTTTTCCAGTCCAGAAATTCCGGTAACCAGATACTAAGCATGGCAGACGATGGCGGCATTAGCATGCTCAGGTATGAAGCCTTTCTTTCATCTGACCACCCTGAATACTCTGAGATTCACGCGGATCAGTTCGGTAATATTTTTAAGCTTGTAGATCGAAACGGCAAGGTTACAGATATTCGCGATGGTAGCGCTATAACCGACCCGGTAGTTTCCGCTGACGGCGGCTTTGGGGTCGAAGAGGTCGGGGATATTTCCTTTGTCACTGAAAACGGAGAAAACTCAGCCTTAACAAATGATGGTGGAAATATAAACCCTGTAACATTCAAAACTTCACAGGGGGAATTTTTTGTGAAGTTTGCCTCAAAAGAGGGTGGAACTGGAAACTATAACCTTCATCGCATAACGGCATCTGGTCTTACTAGGATTAGACAGGGAGAGGGTAAGCTAGTACATGTCATGATTATCGGGCAGTCGCTATCAGTGGGGGGCGCGACAATCAATCAACCAGCCATTACCGTTACAGCTCGATATCCGTATGGCGCAGTGACGTTTAATGGAGGCTCAAAGTATGACAGCACATATCCTGTAAAGTCTGTTGAAGCGTCAGACTTACAATATCTGGTGCCGATAGCTGAAAATTTTGGCAAGGTCAGCATGCAAGAATCAGACTGTTCTGGGTTGGCGGAACGTCTGTATGAATATGCAAATCAAACGTGCTTGGTATCAGCCACAGGATCTAGTGGTAAATCCTTAGTCAATATATCCGCGGGAACGGATTCATTCAAAGCTACGCAATTAGTAATGGAAAGGGCTTATGAAATTGCCAGCAGCTTGGGAATGGAGTATGCACCAGTGATGTTGTTTATTCATGGAAATGCGGACGCAGTCGCTGGAGTGAGTGGAGCAGTATATAAAGACAATATGGCTAAGTTACGCGCCGATTATGAGAGGTACTATCAGTCATTAACTAATGATTATGTCACGCCATTGTTGATGTTTGTCCAGCAATTTAGCAATGCTAACATTCAAGCAGGGGCAACAGGAGTTGATGTAAATTTGATTATTGGCAATGCGCAATATGAGATTTGCAGAGATAACCCAAAGTTTATTATTACCGGAACGCAGTATGCTCGGCCTTATGTTGATAGAGATCATCTGTCAAACAAGGGCTATAGAACTGATGGAGAAGTGGCTGGGGTGTCAATTGCAAAATATATTAAAGACCAATCTGTTTTGGCACTTCGCCCCGACGAGGCCAACATAGCGCAAATCGCATCTGAGATAACAATTCCTCTTCTTGGTGGAATTGGTGCCGCAGTCATTGATACTGTTCGCGTTGTTGACCCTGGTAATTATGGGTTCAGGCTTGGAGGGGCAACAATCACCGGCGTAACAATTGACGCAAGTAATGTCGTACACATCGCGAAAACAGGAACCGCCACATCGGTCAGTTATGCATACGTTGGCAACAGAAGCGCGAACCCAGGCCCTACAACGGGGTCACGTGGTTGCGTGCGTGACTCTGCAACAGATGTTTCCCCTGTATCCCTGCTGCCAATTTACAACGACTTGGTAGCCTTCAATAAAATATTCTGAGGTTAACAATGGCATCAACCACCCGTATTTATATTGACCGAACTGTAGTGGCAACACGGTCTCTTGGAACAATTCCGTACCCGAACGATATCACAGCATTACCCAACCAGATCCCCGGCATGATTTTGCAGTTTGATGTAGACGCATCTGCAGGGGCATTGACTCGTAACAGAGTTGGGGCAGCCATGACCGTTGTCGGCTCGCCTGTTGTCAACGGGTATGAGGTTTCCTTGAATGAAACCAACTATATCGATACAGGCATTAGCATTGCACCGTACATGAATTCAGACATGACGTATATTGGCATCATGAAGAATCCTAGCGGTAAATTTAATATCGTTGGGGTTTTGCAGGTTGCAGCACCCCAACGATCTCGTTCTCATCTATATGATAGCGCGACAACTGTAGGGGCCAGATGGCTGAACTCCAATGGTTCAACAATTTCATCATTTTTAGGTACAGGAACTGTTGATGCGTTGAATCTCGATGGGATATTCTCGGCTTCTAGAACTGTCATGAATGCAGGTGGTGGCGCAATCGGAGTTCATGCAGATATTCTTGCCACAGGACAGCACTCGCTTTCGACTGGTGGAGCGACGCCATACCAGGGCATCGTGGGTAATATCTTAATCGGTGGAAGCCTTGATCACGGAACTACCGTTACTGGTCAGGTAATGGCTGTTCTTGCATTCAACCGCTCCATCACAAACGCAGAGATGGCGACGATATACCGGACATACAAGAACTATTATGCGGTCAATGCTGGTAAGGTGATTTAGTTCTTTACTTCTTTGGCGGCTCCCCGTAGCCGTAGTCTCTTACGGCTTCGAACACTTCTTCAAAGGTGGCG